TCATACTCTACTGAATTTTCCATAAGAACTTATTCGCTTACCATTTTTGTCAATTTCACCTGTGGCAATATAGCGTCGTTTTAAATCATCGTTTAGATAAGTTATCCAACGATAGCCATTCACTGCAAAAGCACCATCATAAATAATTTCTTCGCCATTAGGTAATGTACCTGTAATTTCTGCTTTATCTGAGTATGATGTTCTAACGTTATTCCCTTTAATCGTTGTTACTGTGTAGCGACCTTTTTCTTTCTTATAAGGTACACCTTTATTGTTTAGTTTATATCCACTAGGGATAGTTTTAGGGACATTCAATTTCTTACTAGATGATTTCTTCTTACTAGCAACGACACCACCAATAGGAGAGCCATGAATAGCACCAGCAATCAATTTGGCGTACTTATCACTATTTTTCTTTATCCAGTCCATATCATCTTTATTAGTGATGAAACCTAACTCTGCTAAACGATAGTTCATGTTAATTTCTGCCGATACATTAGCATGGAGTAAATCGCTTCGTTTAGTAATACCTCTGATTTGTCCTAAGTTCTCTTTAATGACTTCTTGTATATCTTTATCAATACTATCTGCATTAAATGCACTTGAGATGATAACATGACCACCACTCGCACTAGCACCTGCTGCATCTAAGTGGAATTCAACAATAAGGTCATAGTTTTGTTTATTTACCCAATACATACCATAATCACGCTTATTACCTACACGGACACCATAGGCAGTATCTTGATACATATCTTGTGATTGCTTACTACCACCATATAAAGCAACTTCATGACCTGTTTTTCGTAGATAGTCAGCGATTTTAGGCGTTAGGTTCTTGCGAATAAAGTCACGTTCATTTGTACCATTACCAACTGCACCTGGATCATTATAACCATGACCAGCGACAATCATAATTTTCTTACGTTTGATTTCTCCACTTGTCTTTTTAGAAGTAAGTTTTCGTTTTGCTTTCTTAACCACGTTAACATTTTTAGGAAAGTTGAAACGTATGAAGTACATAGGGTTATCATAATAGTGCCAACGACGTGACACTGTTTCAGGACCCCATCCAGGTTTAACGACACCATCTGTCCAACCATTGCCAAACCAATTTTGCTCGAGTACCTCAAACTGTGTAAGTGTGGCTCTAGTTACAACTGCAGTATGTCCATATCCACCACCATATTTATCAGGGAAACAAACGATATCGCCTTTTTGTGGTAGGAAACTATCGTAGTTTTTAATAATCGTAGCGTACTTTTCAATTTTAGCCTTGTTGTCAAAAGGAATGTTAGATGCTTTAAGTCCACCTATCCATTCGCCAGTGACAACATAAAAGAACATTTTCGAGTAATCGTAACATTGGAAACCATAATATCCATCTGCATTGTATTGTCTACCCTCTGAGTTATCTAACCAATTCTCAGCTTGTTTTCTTGTCATTAACATATACTAACACCTACCCTAACTCATCTAAATCTGATGGTTCAATATATTCTTTAGTTGGTGCTTGTCCTGTTGCTTGACGATACTTTTTCTCAGCTTTGTATTTTTTAAGTTTTTTATTCGCCCATTGTCCCTCTTTACTTGTCGGATTATCTTTCCATGCTGTGTACAAGCCGATACCAGCTAATACAATCGTACTGATTGTTTCTTCATCTACTGGAATAGGACTAAGTCCTCTATTTGCTAAAAACTGATTGACGATTGCCATAATTAATACGATGTATCTTACAATTACTTTTACTTCCATCTAATTCACTCCTATTTTTGTATTAAAAAAGCCGACACATAAGTGCCGACTTAAATTAATTTTATTTACATTGACCAAACCAATAACAAGTCCAGAAACTAGCTTTTGCGAATAGTTTAAACATATCAATCACCTCCTTATATGCCGAATACCATTCTGATAACAGCGAAAATAATAGAACCTGCCACTGAAAAAACCATACCTAACATTAAACGTTTCATCTCTTTGATGTTTTTACGATTTTCTTTTTTACTTTCTTTATCAATTTCGCGCTCTCGATTAATACTATCTAAGGTAAAGTTCATTTTTTGATTAATGAGTTCTTGATTATGTTGTCCATCTTTTATTTGTTCCAAAGATGCGAAGATTCTTTCATCATTATCTTCAAGCCTTCTTATTCTTGTTTCGTAATCTCCACAACTTCGGTTGCTATTCTCCATGTCCTCACGTCCTTTGTACAAATTTAAAAGCCATAACCTCCACTGGCTATGGCTTACTCAATATCAAATATAACTGGCTGTGTTTGTTTAGTTTCTTGTTCTAACGGACTCTCTTTTAATTCATTTAATTCTTCTACAGATAATAACGTTTCTCCGTCTTTTAACTTTAATTTCTCACCATCAAAGTAGACCTTATCCGATTGACGAGCAATTCTTTCAGTTGTGGGTAGCACTTTATCAAAATCTTCTGTAGGCACAATATCTGAACCTGCTTGAACAATATGATATTTATCATCTATATATTTTAAAAATAATAACCAGTTCATTTAATCACCCTCTCATATGAATTCTTGTACTTCTTATAGTGACCTTATCTTTAGACGTTCCACTAGCACGTCTGAATTTTAAATAACAGTTTAAAGGTTCATAGGTAGGTACGCCTAAATCTATTTGGATAGTACCCTGTACTTCTGGTCCATCATTTTTAGCAATTACTGCTGTTTTTGCAGTTCTATTCTTGCTATTCATACCAAATTCTTCCACTTCGAACTCTATAACTCCTTCTTTTGTGCTATTTTCATAGTCCCAACCCATAGCGTAAGAAACTTGTAAATAACGTGCTTTATGTTGTGAATAAAAATATTCAAAATATTGGAATTCATTTTCAGATGTTAAATAAACTCTATTGTTATAGTCTACTTTGCTATAATTCAATCTATTTTTTTGGATTTCTAAATCCATTCTAGGTACACCGTTTACCATATATAAAGCACCATCTGGACGTGTAATGGTTAATCCTGTAGGACTTAATACAGTTCGAGATAAACTATCTGGATCAATAGAAACTAATTCATTACCGATAATTGACATATATCCGTTAGGTCCTATCACATTAACATTTTCAGTCCATATAGAGCCTGCAGTAATTGCATCTGCAATTATCCCTTCGGCAGTAATCGCTGTTCTTGCAGTATTTCCTGCATCAATTGAAAGCATTAAACCACTACTATTTATTGTCATTTGGTTATTAGGATTATTCTTTTCTACTGCATGAATACCATTACTATCAAATGCTAGTTCGCTTGAAGTGTTTAATATTTTCTTAACCATTGATTGACTGATCACATCAAGTGCATTAAATTTTAGTTTTTTACGCCCCTCAATTAAATCTTGAATATCTTTAGCAGCAGTCGATAAATTACTACTATAGTTATCTGCTAAATTAGCTGATCCGAATGTAATTTCAACGTTTGTGACATATCCTTCATTATTAATCTCTCTATCAATCTTAACTACTCGTATTTCAGTATCTAGTCCAATACGTTCATCTACTAAAAATACTCTGTCACCTAATTCAGCATGTTGAAAACGATAACCATGTCTACTCATATCATAAATATCAGCAGTAAATGAGATGTTTACGCTACTTTCAACAGCTTCTTTTAATTTCTTATCCATCGTTTCTTGTTTAGTAATATTTGCATTCATAATAGGTGGACCTTCTCGAATACCTATGATGGCTGCAAGTGGTGATGTGTATTCACGTTTTAATTTTGCTTTCTTAGTCACATCTTCTTCATTATCATTTTCAATCACTTTAACACTTGTTTTTTGATAGCCTGAAGATGTTTCAGAATTGGTAGTTTCGGTAGTAGTTTCTTCTTCACCACCTTCTTCTCTATAATCGCCATACCCTCTCATATAAGTGTACATTTCAGAAGCATCTACTTCTTTTTCTATGTCTTGGGTATTAACTTTGTGACGATACTCAAAGTTAGCATCACTACCTATTTGATTGTAGAGATAAACTACTTTATCAACAATTTTCATTTCATAACCATAACGATCAATAAACGTTTTAAATATTTCTAATTTCGTTTCACCTTCGCCAATACCTTCAAAACGCTCACTATAAGCAGTATCAACAGTTATATATGTGTATGGTGTATCATTGAATACAATATCAAAAGCTTCTTTAGTCGTAAGACTTGCGTCAATACGTTCATACACTCTATGTGTATTTAGATAATCAAGAATATAAAGAACAGCTGTGACACTAATCTTATATTTATCTCCATATCCTTGTTGTTTACTGGAAATGATACGATACTCTTTATTCTCAAAAAGAATAATCCACATCTTTAAATCACTTTGTTGATCCATAAAGATTGAATTCATTTCTGTGTACGGAATATCCATATCTATACGTTCGTCACCATTTAATTCTTGTTCATGTTTGATTGTACCTTCTAAATAATATTCTTCGCCTTCTAAATCACGAATAAAAAATAGGTTTTCCAATATTTCCACCACCTTAAAATAAAAAGCCGACCTTATTAGGTCGACTTAACTATTAATATTTAACTTCTTTTCCTGTGATTAATTTGTTTTGATATTTACCCATTCTGATATAAGTAGTAGCAGTATCATCTACTACATTTATACTATTTTCACTACCATAAGCGATACAGTTATCTAAGAACATTGTTGCACCAGAGGAAGTTTGGAAATCTTTGCCTTGATAACTTTCAAATGCTGCACATCCTAAATTCCAACTTTCTGTACCTTCTCCAACATCAGCAACATTACCACCATCATTACGTGCATATATACCGTTTACACGAATACATTTTAAGCCATCATGTATTGTTGACCCATTATTAGATTTAAATCCTGCTGAACCTTTATCTGTTCCGTTCATAAAACCTTTGCAATTAATTTCAATAATAAAAGGTTTAACTCCTGCACTAGAAACATGATAATTAAAGCCATCAAAACCGTTATATGCTGCTGTACAATCTTTACTTACAATATTGTTTCCACCTAAAATAGTTAAACCATTATAACCATATGCTGCATTATTAAACGTACATTTATTAAAATATACGCTGTTGTTCGATGACAATTCTAATTGTACACAACTTTTACCGCCAAAAAAGTTTAAGTTTTCAAAATAAATATCATTAGATAACGAATTACTTCTAAAGTTATAAGCTGATATTAGTGGTACATAGTTTTCAACTTTATCATAAGTATTGATATAAACTTTAGTCCCATCTGTATACCATGTCCCTTTTTTAGCATCTACATCTGATATATTTTCTACTTTATCTAATGTGCTTCCATCAGATAAGTTTATAACACTATCTGTTGATGACCTATTAAATGAATATACATTATTATATCCACTTACTTTAGACCAATTAGGATTGTCTGCCATGATAATATTTACATTATTTGTTTCTCCTATTAGATTAATAGACTTATTCATGTAACTTGGTAAACTTCTAAAATAATTGCCTTCTGCAATCATTAAAGTATCATTATCTTTCATTTTTGAATATGCAGCACTAATTGTTAAGAATGGTTGCTCTTTTGAGAGCCCATTATTGCTATCACTACCATTATTAGCATCTACAAAATAGGTTGTTCCACCCTTTAATTTATTTGACGTTATATCATAGTTTGTATGAAAATTACCTTTACCGTCTGTTAAAATTTTATCAACTAATAAATGATTTTTTACTGTAAAATCTTTAGGTGTAAATACAGATAAACCACTTATTTTTTTAGTATTAATTGCTTGTTGTTCCGTTACATCAGAAACCGAACTGATTTTAGAAATGCTTTCACGTAATTTGTCAATTCTATAGTTTAGATTTGTAATATCACTATCCAGAAAAGTATAATTATTTCCTTCAAATATAATAGGGTTATAAATAATCATTTCATTATCATTACCACGATTGTCAAATCTAAACTCAACAATTTGTCCTTTAGTAATTGGATAGTTAATCTTTGAATAAATATTTAGTTCTTTATCCGTTAAATCTAAAGGTATAAGTGGAGCATATTTTTGGTCTTTGTCTAATACTCTAAATTCTATCTTACTAGAAGAAGATTTTTTTAATACTTTAACCAACAAACTAATACTATTCTGTGTAAAGTTATCAGTTTTAATAGAATAGAAAAACCATTTATTAGGTTCTATATGAATTGTTTTTCCGTCTGATGTCTTTTTAGTACGAACAATCCCATTGTAATTACTATCATTAATATCAGATGCGAAATCATCATATGAAATATTTATTGGAGGCTTATTAAATAAATCTTTACCTTCGTTATAATTGGCATTAACCATATTTTTAGTTAAGTTATCCTTAGAAAGTTCATTTGAATATACTTTTAATTCATCTTTAATTTTAGATAATTTATCATCTATCTCACCAGATGTGTCAATATTGATATTAACAATCATTTGATATAATTCGGTGAAATTATTATTAATATTAAGCAAATTATCTCTATCAAATAAACTTTTAATTGTTTTTCGTGCCATCTTCTCACTCCTTTATTTAAAATAAAATGGAAAATCAAACTGAATATCGTCCATTGTTCCACCACTATATTCAATTTCATTAATACCAGGAACAATACTGATATATTTTCTATTTGTTTCTCTTAATCTATTTAATTGATAACCAACAAACGCTTGTACGCCGTCTAAATCAACTGTATTACCTGTTCTAGGTGCATAATATTCAAACGTTTCTCCAGTTGTTTTGTTAGTGAGTTTGAAATTACCATCTGTCAATAAATGTTTTAACTTTATCTTTAAAGGCATATTACGTGGATCTAATGTGACATTCCCACCATTCCACACGGTAAATTTATTCTCTGTAAAAGTGTATTTAGGATAATCAATATTTAGTCCGTCTGCTAAGCCAAACTGTTCAGCGATTGCCTCAAACCCTTTTGTTTCTATATCTTGTGTTGTATATTTTGTACGCCAGAAAGGAAGGCCTATAATCTGACATTTAAATTCTAAAGTAGATATGTTAGATCCATTTATTCTATCGGGTAAATATGGCTCATCTACAGCTAATTTAAGTACTCGAGTTGGTAATCGATCGTCACTAACATAAAAGTAAGGTTGACTATCCAACATAGCGTATAATTCGCTTTTAAGTAACTTTTGATCGTGTTCCCCATGAAAGTGTCTAAGCCAAAAATTTAAAGTTACTTCTCTATCTTTATAATCAAATCCATAATCTATTGGACCCGGAATACCTTTGATATTTTCTACGTATCTTTCTTTTTCGATTGCAGATACTAAAAAATCCAGTGGCAAAACGCCAACTGGATAATCTATCTTTTTCATATTTGGGTCGAAAATTGTAAATGGCAATCTTAACGACCTCCCATTAATCTAGTTTTCATATTTAATGCTTCTTGCTCATTGTTTCTTTTATTTATCTCTCTAGGGTCTAAATAAACATTCGTATCTTTATTCTCGATGCCTCTATTACTTCTAGCAATTTCCATTAATAAGTTGATCTGTTGCTGTTGTTGTTCAATCATTTGTAGTAATAACTCATCATTATTATTTGAATAAAGGTTATTTGGTGCTTTTAAGTTATTAGGTCGTTTATTTCCTCTAGTGCTACTTTTCTTATCTATATCTTGTGCTGCAAGTGCCAACATCTTCATAGCGTCATTGCGTCTAGATGGATCAGTTGGAATTACCCATTCAGGATAACCACCTTCTGCAATGTTGTACCAACCAGCATTTTTGATTAAACCACCTGTGGCGTATTTTTTACGTCTACCAGTTGGACCCCAACCAGTTAAGCCACTAGCCATACGACGTTTCCAGTAAGATAAGTTAGCACGCCAATCTGTGTTATTGAAGAAAGCAAGTAATTGGTCATAACCGTTTTTAATATTTTTATGTCCTCTAATAGCATAACTGTTAAATGAACCTGGTGTATATTGTAGTAAACCTTGTGCTTCATTACCGCCACTGTTCACATCGTGTATTTGTTGAGTAACACCAGCGTTACCACTACTTTCTGTTTGAATAAGTCGAGCAACGTCATTCACATCACCATTAGAAACACTCACTCCTATTGCTTTAGCAGCACGTCTGATATCTGGTTTCCAAGCGGAAGCAGATTTGCTAACGCCACCTTTTCCACCGGCTTTAGCTGCTTCTTTAGCCCATTTCAATGGGTCAATTGATTGAGGATGATTATCCGTATAGCCTTTTTCTCTATTAACTTGCCAATGCAAGTGAGAGCCAAATGAGTTACCGGTATTACCAACTAAACCAATAATTTGTCCTTGATGTACTTTATCTCCGACTTTTACTTTACGTTTAGATTGGTGCATAAATATATGTGTATATTTTTGCCCATCCCAAATTTGTGTTTCATTACCACCAGATGGTTGATTAGGTGAGAACCATGATTGAATTACTTTACCATCTATTGGTGAAGGAATTGGTGTACCTGTTGGCGCACCATAATCAATTCCCGCATGACCTGATGGTGTCCATCCTCTTGTCATATGGAACGGTGCTTTAGTGTATGGATTATATCCTCCACCGCCACTAAATTCATCTTCTAACCAACCATCAATCAAGTTTTTAGCTGCTTCTTTTAATTTTCCGAACATAGCTTTCATTAAGTTGTATGGTATTTCTGCACTTTTAGCAATTCCAAATGCATCCATGTTTACTCCGAATGCTTCAAGTACCTTATTGAGTAATTTACCAGGTTTACCAACCCAATCAGCTATATCTCCAACTTTTTCTGATAGCCATTTAGTACCTTTTCCTACTGCGCCTTTAATTTGTGATAGCTTTTCGCCACCCCATTCTTTAGCTTGTTTAGTTTTATCGCCAACATTATCCATTGCGCTATGACTAAGTTTTTTAGCGCTATTGAAGAATTTACCTGCTTTATCGCCCATAGCTTCAAGCATATTCTTTTTAGTTCCACTAGCAAATTTAGGGATTGTCCCTGTACTAAAATAACCTTGGTTAAGTAAAGAATGTGTTTGCGCACCGTTTAAAATACGAGTACCTTTAGATAATGGCATAGTCGTATCTTTAGCTGGAGTTATAAATGGTTTACCTTTAGGCGGTATGATCGTTTCGTGTCTAAAGCCTCCAGGACCGTTGCCCTTACCTTTATCCCCAACAGTAGCTAAAGTATTTTGGTTTAACTTACCATTAGTCACTAAATTTTGTGTATGTGTACTTTCTGTACCTGTATGGAATTTGAAAGTAGGTATTTTTTTCATTCCAATTTTATCAGCTACCCAGTTCACGCCACCAATTAATTTGTTTAAACCTTCTTTAACAGCTTTAACCATTCCAGTAATATGGCCTTTGATTTTTCCAATAATGTTTTTAAGTCCATTAGACATATTATTAAATGTGTTTCGAACACTATCCCATAAGCCTTTAGCCATATTAACGGTTGTGTTCTTAATTCCACGCCATATATTAGACATAGTATCTTTAACTTTATTGAATATGTTACGAGTGCCGTTAGAAAGTGCATTCCAAGTCCCTTTTACACCACTCCATAAACTTTTTACTAATTTTATTGTTGTACTCTTAATGTTACGCCATAAATAACTCAAGAAATTTTTAACTTTATTAAAAATTCTTCTGGTACCGTTATATAAACTATTAAACGTATTTTTAACGCCAGACCATAACGCCTTAACTAATCTTACTGTTGTGTTTTTAATATTACGCCAAACACTACTCATAAAATTCTTGAGTTTATTGAATACGCTACGTGTAAATCGCGATAAGGCATTCCATATAGCTTTTACACCTGACCATAGTCCTTTAGCAAGTTTAACAGTAGTATTCTTGATGGTACGCCATACATTAGACAAGAATTTTTTCAACTTATTAAAGATACTGCGTGTTACTTTAGACAAAATGTTCCATGTAGCTTTAATACCGTTCCACAGACCTTTTGCTAATTTAATAACAGTATTTTTTATGTTGCGCCATACGTTTGACATAAAGCTTTTCAGTTTATTGAAAATGCTACGTGTTACTTTAGATAAACTATTAAATATATTTTTAACGCCGTTGCTTAAAGCTTTAGCTAAAGAAACAACTTTATTTTTTATAGAAGTCCAAATCTTATATATAAATTGTTTTAAAGCGTTGAAGATTGTATGTGTAATATTCTTAACTGCAGTAAACCATCTTTTCACTCCGTTAAAGATAGCTTTCACTGAATTTACTACAGCATTTTTTATTGCATGGAAAACAACGCTTATAAATCTGCGAACTGCACCAAATATTGTTTGAGTTATTGACAAAATTTTTCTAAATATTGTACTAATAATGTTCCATATAAATCTTAAAACAGTGCCAATGATTGTTTTTACACCATTAAATGATTTACTAATAACTGATTTAAAGAAACCACCAAATATTTTTACAACTTTCAATATTTTTCCGATAAACCATAATTGTATTAAGTTCCAGATTAAAACTAATGCGCCTTTAAATACTTGTTTGACACCTTCCCAAACCAATTTCCACTGTCCTGTGAAAATGCCAGAGAAAATTTTAACAATACCTAGTATCACATCTAACGCAGCTCTAATGATATTTTTGATATTATTCCAAGTATCTACTACAAGAACTTTAATAAAAGGCCATACAAATTTCATTATGCCTAAAATGATATTCATAGCACCCTTAATTACTGGAACAAGAACATTCATAAATATTACTCGAACTAAGTTACCTAAATCTCTAAGGTTTGGTCCGATCAGTTCTTTAAGATATACAAAAAAGTCAACAAAGAAATTACCAATGTTTTTAAGTGCTTGTATAACAGTATCGCCATTTTTAGCCCAAAAATCTGTCAATTTTTTACCGATTTCTTTGGCAAAATTGAATATAGAATTAAAAGCATCTACAAATAATTGACGGATTTGTAACAATCTCATTGTCAATTTAGTTGCTGTTTCTTTTGGCATTATCTTTGAAAGTAAATCAAGTGTTGGTAAAAAGTTTCCAGACAATAATTGCTTCATTGCATTGAATATAGATTTCACTACATTCCACATTTTTTTGAAACTATTAATAACTGGATCTATTACAGAATTAACGATATTTCTAAATGTTTCTGATTTTTTATAAGCAACTACAAAGGCTGTTCCTATTCCTGCAATAGCTGCAACTGCGATACCAACTGGACCTGTTAATGCAGTCATTAAGCCACCAATTAAAGGTATCTTAGTAAGTAGTTGGCCTATCTTAGGTAAAATTCCTTTAATTCCACCATCAAATAGACTAAAGAACTTAGCACCGCCTTTAGTAGCATTTAACAATGTCATAGCTTCTGATATACCTACGATGCTATGTGCTAATACACCAGTTGCAACAATAAGTGGAGGTATGGCAACGCCTAATAAAGTGAATGCTGCGATTGCTATCTTAGTAGCATTACTTGTCCCTTGTAAGTGTTCGAATAGTCCAGTTAACTTATCTGCTAAGAATGAAACGATAGGCGCAACTGCATCTCCAATTGTTCTAGCAAAGTTGATGAAAGTATTTTTTAACATTTTCAACTTACTACCCATTGTTTCATAACGGATGTTAGCTTCATTAGTTAAAGCACTATTTTCTTTCCAACCTTCTGAGCCTGTTTTAAGTGCTTTATCTAGAACTTGATGATTGTTAGCCATACGTCTAATTGTGTCGGCTTCTCTTATTCCTTTGATGCCTACATCATCTAAGGCTTTTAATACACCTTTTGCGCCACCTTCAGTTTCGCCTAAACCTTTAACGAACATTGATAATGCTTTACTTGGGTTATTCTCCCAGATTTGTGCAAATTCTTTACCACTAACGCCTGCAGTTTTAGCGAAGCTATCTAAAGTGTCGCCACCTTCGGCAACAGCTTTGGTCATCTTATTCCAGATTTGTGTCATGGCAGTACCCATTTGTTATCCCAAAGGCTTTTTATCCTTTAGTTCTTATAGTTTCCTATAAGTTCAGCATACATTTTCATCCTCAACTAAATGTTAGGAGATGGACACTCGTGGAGTGATTATATTCTATTATTAGTTTCACACTCTATGCGTTACGGTTGTTAAAAATCTTTAATTTCTAACTTACCTCGGTATTGACTTGGATAATAGGTATAATAAAAAGACACCCTAAACTAAGGATGTCTTATATTTTAAATATTGATCTACGGTATTATTGCCATAGCCATATCTTTTATGAAAATTAGAATGACATTCAGCACATAAAGTAACACCGTTTTCTAATTTGTATCTTTCACTTACGTATGCATCCCATGAATTTAAATGATGAGCATTTAAATCGTCGCCACGTTTTTTGCAAATATCGCAAGTAAAATTATCTCTTTCGAAGATTTTTAATCGCCATATTCTAATCTTTCCATTTTGCATATCTCTTTTCATTCTATCTTGAGGAGTAAGTAAAGGATTATACTTCCAATGATTCTCTCCACTTCTATTTATTACATCACACTTCGGACACCTTTTGCCTGAAAGTATATCAGTTGGTGCCGTATTATAATGACTGTAATTGCAGACTGGAGAATTGTGTTTTATCACTACTTTTGAATGAGCGCCGTTATATTCTGAAATCAATTCGTATTCCCCGTTATACATTTCTTCTAATTCTTTTTTGAATTGTTCAGTTGTTTTCTTTAAATTACCGGCACATTTAGGACATCTCCTACCTTGTATAAAGTGACTTGGTGTCCCTCGCCATTCATAACCACATTTTTTATGTTTTAGTTTTACATGTGTAGCATCATTTATATACTCACTCAAAATTTCGTATTCATCATTAGAAAGTTTTTTTACTTGTTCTTTAAATTGTTTGGTCGTTTTCTTAAACTTCCCATTACATAAAGAACAACGTTTACGTCTTTTAAAATCAGCAGGTCGGATATAAAATTCTCTACCACATTCGACGTGATACATAAGAATTTTATTCTCGTTATTTTCATACTGACTTCTAACTTCAAATTCATCTCCAACTAATTCATAGACTTTATCAACAAACATTTGATGTGTCCATTTTTTAGCCATTTTCACAACCTCCCAAAGTTGTACCCATTTATTTTTTAAGAGGGAAGGTGGTTGGGTTCCACTTTTCGAGAGCTACTCTATCCCTCAATACTATTATACCAAATTACCTTTAGTTTTTACCGATTTTGCCCATTTTTAAGCTACAAATCTCTTTGTAGTCCGGCGGTATTGTTCACCGGCTTCTGCCTCGATTCCTACTGATGACATCGCTGCACTGACTGACATAATTTCATCAGAACTAAAACCTGCTTGTGCGCCTGCACCAGCTAAACGTTGTGCCATTTCAACAATTTCTTTTTCGGTTGTGGCTGTACTATTACCTAAAGCAACAACAGTTGAACCTAATCTATCTACATCTTTGATTGGCATATTTGCAGCATTAGCAAATCTTGCAAACTCTGTTGCTGCTTCATCTGCAGTAAGATTTGTAGCTACACCTAAGTTCATCATTGTTCTAGTGAATGAAGTGATATCTTGTTTCTTGATACCTAGTTGCCCTGCAGCTTCTGCTACTCCTGCTATTTCTGTTGCAGCGAATGGCATTGTATTACTCATTTTAGTAATTTCATTGCCCATTTTATTTAATTCGCTACCACTCATATTTGTTGTTTTGGCCACGCCTGCTAAAGCTTGTTCCCAATCAATAGAAGATTTAATAGCTGTTCCCATACCCGCAACTGCTGGCATAGTCATATAAAGCATTGAAGTAGATCCTACACTTCTCATAGTAGAGCCTACATTTCTAATTGAATCTTTATACTTATTAACACTTTGAATACTTCTACCAAACCCACTAGATGCTAAACGTTGTGCATTCCGTTGTTCTGTTTCTAATTGCTTATAACTTTGTGTTGTTTGGTCTAGTTCGCTTTCAAGTTCATTCATCTTGATTTTTTGTTGAGTGATAGCACTAGATAATTCTCTAGCTTCTTGACTGTCGCGTCCTTGTGCAGTGGCTACATGGTTGTATTGTGCGATTAATTCTCTTAACACTACACGTTGCTCTGACATGTTAGTTTTAAGTGTGTTTAAATGATTACCATAGGCTTTTACACTTTCTCCTGCACGAGCAAGATTACTTCTTGATAGTGATAGAGTATCGTTAAATTGCGACATCTTCGCTCTAATTTGAGCCATAGAAGAGATGCCTTGTTTTTGTTCCATTTCCAGACGATTATGTGCTTGCGTTGTTTGATTTAATTGAGTATTTAACTCTTTTAATTTCAAACGTTCTTCAGATAATTTTACATTAAGCTGTTGTGCTTCTTGACTTGTAGCACCGTATTGTTTTTTAGCAAAGTCATACTGTCTTGATAAATTTTGAACAATAAGTTGCTGTTGTTTCATTCCGTTGTTTAATTCAGAAATACGCGCTTTATAAGCTTGTGCAGTTTGCCCACTCATCTTGAATTTATTAGCACTAATTGTTAAAGATTGTGCTACCTGCGACATTTTTTGTCGAATTTCAGACATTGAAGCAGTTAATGTTTTTTGTTCAAATGCAAATCGTTTAGCTTCCATAGTCGTTTTATTATATTGATTGTCTAGTTGCCCTAAAGTTGCTTTTTCCTGTAAGATTTTTTCTTTTAACTCTAACGCTTCTTTACTCATAACACCTTGTTCTCTAGCAACCTTTTGATAACGACCTTCTAATACTCTAATTGTATTTTGATGTTTTTGAATAACTGTGTTTAATTGATTTAAATAATTCTTATAACTACTTGTAGATTTTTCTGTACTTTGAAATGCCATATTCGCAATGTTAAGCTGACGTTTCATTGTACCTAGAACGTCATTAATCTTTTTCATTGAGAAAATTGTTTGTTTAGTCGTTGTACCGAATTGTTTCATCTCTTGTTCAGTTGAATTCAATTGTCGTTGATACATTTGTAATGCTCTGTGTTGCTTACTGTATTCTTGACGTAACTTTTCGGCTTCAACACTAGAACGTTGTTCTTCTAAAGTCATTTTCTTTAACTGGTTAGAAATATCTTTCATAGAATTTTCAGTTACATCAATCGCTTTAGTTAATTCTTTCGTTCTTGTTGCATAAGACTGCATGTTTTTCTCTGAATGCTTGAAATTAGCATTAGATCTACGCATTTCTGAATCTAATGTTTTGAATTGCGCTCTTATTTGTTTCATTGTACGTTCAATACCAACATCACGCATATTCATTAAGATTGACAAACCTTTAAATCTTGATTCAGCCACTTACTGTCCCTCCTTCCTTATTTAGGTATAAAAAAATAGCCTTAGTACCAATGACTAAGGCTACAATGCAGAGAATAGCGCATCGGCTTTTTCATCAGTATCAACAGTGTTTAGATGACGTTCATCTAAAATTTGAAGTATATAATAAAATGGCATTTCAAGAACTTGGTTTGCTGGTGTACCATTTTCCACCATATCTTTTACAACTTTATCCAAATTCTTCAACATGCCATTGTAAGTTAAATCTTCTTTTTTTAATTTGTTTAGCTGATGCTCTGAATAAACTTTTTTGTTTCCTCGTCTTGTTGGCCATTAGCAATGAATTGTACTTGTTTTTGTAATGTTTCAAGTGCATCAGGCGCATGTAGACGATTTCTAATATCTTTTGCAGTAAATTGTTTACCATAAATTTTAACTACTACATCAATTAATTTATCTAATTGTTCTTTGAATGATAATTCAACTTCTCCATTTTCTGCTTTCTCTAATTCAGCCATGATATCCACTGATTCATACAAAACATCTAACGGAATAAAATGTGGTGTTAAATATGTTTCTAATTTAATTTCTTCTGCTTCTGGGTTTTCTACTAAACGAATGTAGTTACGTTTTAATTTGTTTGACATGTCTTAATATCTCCTTTTTATTTCGAAATAAAAGGACTGCTAAATGCAGTCCTAAAGATTAATTTATTTATCTTCAACACGTTCAAAGAATGGTAATTCATAACCTTTTTTCTTTAAACGTTTTTCAAAGTCGTCGACTACTTTTACTTTTTCTTCCACAACCTCATCTTTACGATATTCTTTACCAGTCTTAAGGTCGTTAGCATCTTTCAAAACTTTATATTGAACCATGAATTAACACTCCTTATGCAGAAGCAGTGTCTACTTCTGTTTTACTGTCATAAGCACCATTTAATAATTCTTCGAAGAATGAATCGACATTTGCACCTTCACGAGAACTATCGAATAAAATTTTACGTTTACCGTCAGCCACACGGTGCATTGCAGTACCTTCAGATTCTTCTGAACTGAATTCCCAATCTTCTTCGGCAGTTTTACCTTCTAAGTTTGGATCAGCGAACATAACTTTAGTTAAACCAACTTGTTGATAAGAACCATCGCGACGTTCACGTTTAAACCATACTGCTACGTAGTTATTTTGTTTACCACGTTTTTCTGCGTACACTCCGTTTTCATCGTAAATTTCATTGAAAATTAATTCACGAATTTCTTGAGGAAAAGCGTGCATTGTCATTGAAATTTTACCTTCACCATCAGTAGTACCTGATTCAATGATTGAACCGTCAGCGTAAGCATTAGCAATTTCTCCGCCAGTTTCTACTGAAATTTCTTGTAAACCACGAGTTTGTGTTACGTTTGAATATTTGATAGTACCGTCTAATTCATCTGTTTCTAATAAAGCAAAACCTAAATCTTTAATGTTGATAAATGATTTTGGTGTTTTAGCATATTTAACCATTTAATTTTCCTCCTCATAAAAAATTGCTTCATATCGTCTTGTTGAGCGATACAAAGCAAATTCTTTGTTATATTCATTTCCTAAATTACTTACTTGCCCTGCTTTCAATTCTTTCCAGAGCAAATCACTAATACGTTGTGATATTTCGTTTCTTCTTAATCGTGCATTGTAATCTGCATTAGCTTTCACAAATACATCTATTTGAACAATATAACTATACGCTGCACGTTCTCCGTCATAATGCACTTCGGGAATAGGATCATCAAAGTCATCTAATACGACATAAGGCTTTGTGATGTCTTTAACGTCAGGATAGTCATTGAACTTTACATTCTTGATATCTAGTATTTTCATTAGTTTTTCGTCATCTTTTAGGACGTTGTATATTTTATTTAATATATCAATCATAGTAACTTCTCCACTTCTTCCTGCACCGTTTTATAAAACTCTTTCTCAGCTGTACGCAATGCTTTATCTATCGCACCAAAACCTTTAGGTCGAATAAACTTACCATTTCTAGCGTGAAAGCCTTTCTCGTTTAAATGAACAATAGAATATCTATGATGTGGCCCTTCCCAATATACTCGAACAGAACGAACACCTTTATCCCAATAAGGCGCTGATAGCTTAGCCTCTTCATACTCTGCGCCAGTATCTCTAAAGTAACGAATATTACTTTTGATAGCGTCTAAAACAATATTTCCTGCCTTAATCAACGCCTTATCTATGATTTTGTTCATTCTTTGACGACTAAATCTATTCTCCAAATCTTTTTGAAGTTGTTTTAATCCATCTGCACGAATACCACTAAAATTATTACTCGCCATTAGATACCACCCCTGCAGTTAACATTAAAAATTGTTCGTTCTCTACATCAGGTTGTACTAATTTAATATTCAAATCTTGATGAATATATGGCGAATCTATTGCAACGTAATGTTTTTCGTTTGGTATATATTGCCCATGTGTTTCACGTATAAATATCTTCACATCATGTTCTGTACCATTTGCAATTGCTTGTTGTAATTCAGTCATTTTCCACTGTGGAACGTATGCCCAACAATGATATAAAACTCTTTTACGTTTCACACCTGCTTCTGGTCCTTCATTCTCTTGATACTCATAAAAATGAACACGCGTATTTAACTTTTTTGTTGTAATAAATGGTTTTTTAAATTTACTTTTCATTTACATCACGCTCTCTTAATGTCAAAAAGCCAAAGTGTAACAAATCATCTTGATAGTTATCGTTAAAGAACTCTAATAAATCTTCATAATCGTATCGAGCGCGTGCAAAAACTAAGTTTTTACCGTTTAGATTACTATTAATATCAAATACGCCAAAACGTGTTTCTAAGTTCTCGTAAGACATATTTAAAACACGTAATAAGTGTTCATCTTCCGTATCATGAGAAATCTTAGTGTATTCTTTAAATTCATCTAAAATTTCATCCGATATCTTAACACTTGGCATTAGTATCAACTACTTTCTTAGGCTTGTGCTGCACCGTCTGTAGTTCCACCAGCAGGAGTTGAAGTACGAACTGCAGTAGATAATTCTAAATCATATACGCGTGATGCATTATTGTCAGCTGGTTGACCATAAGCAAAAGTTTTAGCAGTGTATAAAATACAATCTTCTAAAGCTAATGTTTCGTTGAATTTCTTAACTGTTAATCCGCCACCACGTACTGCGTCATAACGATCTGATACAAATGCAACTAATTTATTTGTTGGAACAAATTCAGATGATACGATTTGTACGTTATAAGGTAATACTGTTACAAAACCACCATTAGCAGTTAAGTAAGTGTAACGTGCTTGTACATCCCATGAATCTTGTGGGTTAACTACTAATACAACTTTACCGTCAATGTTTACTTCTTTACCGTTTTCTTTAACAGATAAGCCTTTTAATACGTCTTTTAATTCATTTACCGTTGTGTCTGCATCTGCAAAAGTTAAAGTTCCAGATGCTGTTTTATCAACGACACCGCCATTTTCTTGGATATCTTTCATTAATCCAACTGGTTGGTCTTTAGATGCACCTTCACCTGTTAAGAATACAGCTTCTAATGCTACTGAAATAGCTTCTTCGATTTGAGTACGAACAAAACGTTCTACCCAGTTAGGCCCGAACATTTTTAAGTCATCTGGAATAACTACGAAACAAGTTAATTTAGATTGTTTAAATTCTTCTTCATCAAATGCTGCATCTAGTTGACCTTTGATTTCACCAAAGATTTTACCCCAAACAGCTTGACCAGTTGGTTCTGCTTTAATGATACGTGTTACTAAACCTGCGTTTTGAATGTTGATTTTTGAAAGTAATGGATGTTCTGATTGTAAATCATCAAACACACGTTCAATGACTGTTTCAGGTAATAATTTTTCTTCTTTATATCCTACTTCTGTATTGATTTCATTAAAGAATTTACGTTCTTCTGAAGTTAAAGGATCTTGTGAACGTTTAGCTAAAATACCGTTGTCTACTACGCGATTATTTACTTCTGCTGAAATTTCTTCTTGTAAATCGTTTGATAATGCATCAAACATTTCTCCAAATGCTTTTGATTGTTCTTCATCACTTGCACCATTGCGAACTAACTCTGCAAAGTGTGCTTTATGATCTTGATAGTTTTTTAATTTCTCTCCTACTTTGATAGGCATTAATATTCCTCCTTAAATTTATGCATAAAAAATAGCCATTAACATCAATTGCTAATAGCTACTTAAAATGCAAATCTTGAAAATTTATTTTCTTTTGGTGGTGGATTAGTACCTCCACCTTGGCCTTTGCCTTCATCGCCTTCGTCCTCGCCCTTTTCTAATTTATCTAGGCGTGACTTAATGTTTTTGACTTCATTTTCCAAATCTGCAATACGTTGTTCATTTGAATCATCACTTGAAGGTTCATCTGGTGTTCCTTCTTCCGCTTCATCAATCATAGAATTAATGATTTGTAACTGTTCTTTCAATTTTGCTACATATTTTGAATTCCCCACGTTTTTTACACCTTCTTTCTGCTTCTCAACAGATTTACGAGATGATTTCTCATCTGCAAAACCTTTATTGATTGCTTCATCTGCAGTCAACCATGTTTCATTAGTGATTAGATTAACAATCTCATCACGATCTAAACCTGTTCTATCGTGATATATATCAACAATAGATGTATCAATTGCAGTTAAAGCGTTCAATGTTTTCTGAATGTCTGATTTGTTACCAAAAGCCATTGTAGAAGCCTCATGTACCATCATATTTGCGCCTGTTCGGATGATAATCTTATCTCCTGCCATTGCAACTAATGATGCCGCACTTGCAGCTAATGCAGTGACTTCAATTGTAATGTGATTTGATAAGGACTTTAAGTAATTATAGATTTCTATTCCTTCAAACACATCACCACCGCCAGAATTTAAGCGAATAACAATATCTTCTTTAACATTATCAAGCGAATCTTTCACAGCTTTAGCGCTGATAGTGTCGTCAAGAAAAGATAAGTTAGCAATAGTGCCTGACAATGTTAAAATGTGCTTGTTATTCTTAGTTTCGTTTCTAAAAACTGGCGTGACATTTCTTACAATCGGATTACTCATTATTAGTCTCACCTCCTCCAACTGGTGAAACTGATTCATAGTTCTTAGTCAGTACATATTCGTCTAAATGTTCATCGTCTCCTGGTTCATCACCAAGCATGACGCGTATCTGATTACCAGTATATGTACCAGAAGAACGTAACTTATCGATAGCTTCTGCTAATTCAATTGGATTTTTCTTATCTATACCGACAATTTCAATACGTTTGTTATCTTTTAAATATTCATCTTTAAAGAATAATTTAGCGTTTAACTCACGTTCTAATTTTTTAGTTAACGGTTTAAAACAAAATTGATTAGTTGCTTCAATCGCTTTTTCTAAATCTGCATTTTCTCCTAGAATTAAAGAGGGTGCTACACCTATGATACGTGCAATATATATGAGAATATCTTCAATCGCTTGTCGTAACTCTTTGAAATCTGAACCATTCGCACTAGAATTATTTGTTGAATGTTCTTCGTACTCTAAACCTTTGGTTAAAGGTACAACTGCAACTTGGTTTTTCTCAAAAGTGTTAAATATCATATCAATATAATCTTGGATGGCTTCCGTAGACAACGTTGTAGTATCTACATTCAAAATACCTCGTATTTGATTTTTCTTGAGTTGCATATTTAACATACGGCCAAATACTTCACCATAATCTTCAAATAGTCCTAATGAGAATTTATCTAATTTTTCATTGGCATATTCTAAATAAATCACATCATCCATTGAAAAGTAGCGATTATATTTATAATCATTCACCATAACCGAATTAAAACGATGTGGTAATAGTCCTAATTCTGTTTCATGTTCAAAATCATCTGCCACATACAAATAATCATCATCTGATTTAATGATTAATGCTTCATTATCAACAAGAAGTTTATAAATGAATTTCTGCCAAAACTGTGTAGCGTTTTGGTTAGGATTAGGTCGAACGTTCAATAGATAATATATATCATCTTTAGTGACATGATCGTTTTCTTTTACTCTAAATTCAGATTGAGCGATTGTTCTTGCTACATATTCAACGACCACATTTAAAGCCATTCTTTTAATGTAGGCTTTAGAACTTGTATCTTGTAAAAGTTCTAAGTCATACATCCATGAGATTTCTTTATTCTTTCGGAATAACTTATCGAACAGTCCCATAGCTTACTTCCTCCTTCCTTTAAAATCTCAAGCTTCTTAACAGATTGATTTCTTCTTCTAAATTAGAATCTTTTAAATCATCTGCTCTATACAATGCATGTATAAAAGCTTGGAAACCGTCAGTTTTACGTCTTATCGGTTCTTTCTTTTCATACTCTTTGTTGCCATCTTTACGTATCTTAACGGCAACATTTTGCGTGTACCAACGCATTAAAGGGTTATCACCAAAGATGAGATGATGTTGTGCGAACATATCTTCAACTCTTGGTGCAAGTAAGGACTGAATAGCACGTGTATTTTTTATCACTTCGTATTCGATACCTGCATCTTCAAATAGAGGTCTAAGTAAATCCATTCGGAAGTTATCAGCTACAACTTTTTGTAATCCATAATTCTTTTGTGCTTCAATAAACCAATCGATGATATGTTTAGGGTTTATCGTTGGCTCATCTACAATAGTAAGTAGTCCTTTTTTCTCCCATTCGTGAATAGGTGGCTTTAATTTGTATTTATCAAGAAATTCTTTTCTGGCGAATGAATGAGTTTTCCAAATATAATCATCACCCGATCTAAACAGTAAACCAACTGCTGCAAAGTCTTTTAAACTTGCATAGTCAAGTCCACCAATACATTCATTATTTTCAAGTGGTGGAATAGGTCGATTAGTTGCCATAATGTCATCCCAAGGTGCTACAACACTTTGTGTATCTGTTTCAGGCATGTTCATTCGTTTAGTCATAAATTCTGGTCGATTAGATGGATTAAATTGAAGTCCTAAATATTGTTGATGAACTTCTTTGAATAATTGAGAGCCATATTCACTTTTAGGACTTTCAAACATAGGATTTGCTTTTTCCCATAAATCTGGTTTATCTATTTCTTCTTTATCATCAATTTTACAGATAAAAGGGAACAATCTATCTTCAGGGTTTATACCTTTTAATACGTTGTCTGCTCTTTCTTTTAATCTATCCAAGAAACCTTCTCTTACATATCCGTCAGTACCGATATAGAAAGTACGTGGATGTGCAACTTTACCTAGCCCACTTCGTTTGATATTAATGATTGTATCTTTTTCATAAGCATGTACTTCATCAAAGAAAATACAACCTTCACGAGCACCATCTTTCGTTTTCTCATTAGATGTATCAAATAAAAATTGTGATTTAGTGCTTGTTCCTTCCACATAAACTTTGCTTAAATAAAAAGGGTTATTAGGTCGCTCACCTGTAATATATAAATTGTTACTTTCTATCATTTCATAGATTTCTCTAAAGCTTACTAGTGCTTGTTTCTCACTATTAGCTACTACTGACATATTATATTTAGGGATACCATGTAATGGTGTCATAAAGAATGCTGCTAACGTACTAATGTAGCCGTTCTTACCACCACCACGAGCCATTGATATAAAGAATTCTGAGAAATAAGGCGTTTTGGTATCTTTCTCATATAAGAACACAAAACATGAAATGAATTTTTGGAATTCTTGTAGTTTAAAAAACCATTTCTCACTAAATTTGATATAATCTTCTATTTTTTGATCATCAAAATAAAGGTCATCGCGTTGCAAGATATTATCTTCTAAAAAAGATACAAGTCTAACACGCTCTTTGTTAAAGATAACGTTGCCTGATTTGTATTTTTCTATATAATCTGTAACATACTTAGGTATCTTCATGTTAAATCAGGTCCTTTCGCTTGTTCTTGCTTACGTCTTTCTTCGGCTTTTCTTTCTAAATGGAATGATTTCTCTAGTGCGAGTAATGATCCGTTTACTTTATTCTTTTCTGCGATAGCTGGATTAGGTTTAACATATTCTTGAGATGCATTTTTAACTACCGTTATAGGTCCAGATTGTTCGATATAAATGTCCAAAGCATAAAATAACTTTAATAAGTTAATATATCGTTCTACTTTTTCTACTTCTATGTCATTATCTGCATCTATCTGCTGCAATAAGTAATCTTCAGAAGCATTGATTCGCTTAATTTGGTTAGAAGTTAATTTGTCTTTAAGATATTTATCTTTTTTCAACCCCCTCCCCCCTTTACATAATTTTTTATTTATTTATTTTTTTAATTTGTCAAGCCCCCTTACGTGTCTTTTTGAAAGATAAATCCGCGGAGTTGACCCAAGCGCCGGTTTCCGCGAAGCCTTTTGTGACGCGGTTTATTTAGGCGGGGGGTATTTGACACTTTTTACACTTTTGTTTATTTTAATTAAATAATATTTTTATACAATTTTTGTTTTACCAATTTTCATCATTAAATTTATTCTTTCTGTTGTTTGGATTATGTTCAAATCTCCCATGACGTTTGTTGTGATGAAATTTGCATAGCGTTCTTAGATTAGAAAGTTCATACGCTAAATCTGGTCGTATTTCTAACTCTTTGATATGGTCAACTTCTAGTGATTGTTTCTGATTAATCGTCAATCTACCTTCTGCATTACACATGACACATTCAAAGTGATCTCTTGCTAATACCTTTAGTCTTGTCTTACGCCACTTCGCATTAGAGTAGAAACTTTTATTCTTTGTGCGTTGTTCTATATAGTCTGCATATGCTTTACTCATCTTCATTAACTCCAAACAAAAAGACACACCACCTATGTGATGTGCCTGTATATTCATATCGTGTTAACTCAATTATAAAACTTATATAAGTATATTAAAAATTAGTGTTGATGTTGCTTATCTTGTTGATGTTGTTGTTTGTGTTGATGTTGTTGTTTGTGTTGTTCTTGTTGATTGATATAACTGTTCACAATCTCATCTATTCTTTTGTTTAAGTTATCTCTACCAATCTTCATAATCTTTTTGACTTGAGTGAAGTTCTTTCCTTTCTTAAACTCATATAAGATATTAAGATTCATATCATCATTTATCTTATGTTCATACTTATCTATGAACTCTACAACTTCTATATGTTTGTACAACACTCTGTACAATGTGTCATTACGTGTGACGATATTCAATACCTTATTTGAAGTATGTCCTTTACCTTTAGGCATAGTAGCTTCTATACCGTATTGAGCAGTACCATTACTTTCTTTGGTATATCCTTCATCCACAAGTCTGTTTCTTCGCCAGTGATATTCAAATATCATATCCCTGATTTGTTCGTGTGTGTACAAGTGATTACCTCCAGTTAATTAATATCGCTATATTTACTAAAGAAATCTTTAGCATCAGAAAATCTCACTACATAATCATATAAACTTTCATCGAAGTATTTATAAAATATAGCACCAACTGGATAGCTAATCTTACCTTGAGTTTCATTTCTTATAAGCCTTTCTTGGTCAACTATATCTATACTTAAAGAAACACGCTCCCCCAAAAATTCACCGACTTCTTTAAAATTCTCTCTACCTTTAAATTCAATGTACTCTACTTCTATAGGTTTCTTATAAGCTTTCTTAATCATTGTATTACCTCCATTACTTAAACTGTTTCTTCGTTCTCTCAATCTCGAACTCTACATCTTCTATATCGCAATCTCTCACGTACTTAGTAAACAGATACACATTCGTATATCTCTGTGCGTCTAACTCCTGACGTAACACTGTGTTGTTACCTATCGCTATAAGTAGAAGTATGCCGAGTATAATGGTTAATGCTATCCACATAGGTTACAGCTCCTCTACGTAAGTATTAAGTGCTACAACTTTGAAATCATACTTTGTCGCTTCTGCACTAGCTTCTTTATGTGTACGATATTTCTTTGATTTTAAAATATCATCAGTAGTTTCCATCACTCTTTCTAACAGTACATGTTCTGCTTGAATTTCAAATATATCTTGGAAGTATCTACCGCTTTTACTTTTTAGTGCAAATGATTGTTTGATTGGTATTGACCCGTTTTCTTTTTCAGCATCTAACCATTTGTTTACGTCTATTTTATGCTTTTTACTAACCTTATGTTTTGATGTATTTATTAATGCTCCCTGCATCATTGGTTCTTTAGATTGTAAATATTTATATAAATCATTTTCAGCTCTTACTTTTTCTTTTCGATAAGATTGAGTTTCTTCTCTAGCTTTATCTAATGCTCTTTCAGACTTTATCCATTTATATAATGTGTATGCCCATATAAGAAATAAAATGATTACAGGTAGCCAATATACTAAAACCACTACTCACTCACCTCTATTCTGTTCAAGTCGTATTGATCCCACTCACTAGCAAAGTCCTTAGGTGCAGTATCAACTTCATCAGGCTTATATTTGATATATTCACATACTTTAATAAGTGAGTTATATATAATGATTGCTGCTATTGCAGTTAAAAATGTTTCAACGTATTTGTTCATAATGTATCGTTTCCTTTTGATATGTTTTGATATACTTAAATTACTTTTTATAGAAAGTGAGGAACTTTAAAATGAGTACTCCTATTAGAGATATAGTTAAAGAAAATCTTTCTAAAGATAAAGGAACAATATTGGTTACTACTAACGGAAAAGAATATCCTGATATTGATATTGTTTCTGAAAATAGTGAGTTTATAGTTATTTATCCAATTAAAGGTGTAACTGAAAAACAAACGTTGATTTATACTAAAGATATTGAAAAACTTAAAACTTTTGACTATGAATAGAGGGCTTTAATGCCCTCATTTTATTTTCCTAATACTTCCTTAACTTTCTCTAAAATGTCCTTACTCTTCAAGGTCCGCTTCTTTGATGAACGTTCCATTGATTGTCTTTCCTTTTCTCCCTTTAATTTCGTCATATGCATACTGTAAACACTCCTGTAACGTCATTCCATGCTGTTGTGCCAAAATAATTAATGTAACGACTGTATCGCCTATCCCATCTTTTAATGCATCCATTTGCCCACGAGATAACGCTGATGCAATTTCGCCTGCTTCTTCATAGAATTTAAGTGCTTGTCTATCTGAATTACCTTTGTGCAAATCTTTATCAATACTCCATTGTTGTACTTGTTCTACTAATTTATCTAATGTCATTTATTGTTCCTCCAAATCACTTGATAAATTTTTGAAATCGTTAGTGCCATCTAATTCACACATAATTTTGAGAACAATCCTATAAGCCACATTCATGTATTTACTAGGAGTATCTTCTTCAAAATGGCAACCAAAAGTAACCATTTCACGTAGTTCGTCTTTCTGCTTATCCCACGCCTCTGCTTTCTTTTTTATCTCTGCCATATCATTGATGAGTTCATCACGTTGCTTTTTATAAGCGTTACGTTCTTGTTTAAGGTTGTGATTTTCCCTCGCTAAGGTTGATAACTTATCTTCTAAATCTTGATATTCTTCTAATGTCATTGTTACTTCTGCCATTTACTCGTCCTCCGATAATCTTTTTGTTTCTACTGGTCCGTACTCATTTTCTTTATTAACAATATCTAGTATTTCATCTACCGTTAAATTTCTTATAGGTTCGCTTATTAATTTTCCACCATGCACTTTTGCGATTTCATATAAACCAGTCTTACGCAAACGTAAGTTGTGTAAATCTAGCTCGTTAACAACGCTTAATAAATAATCATTTGTACTATCAAAGATGTATTGATTACAGTTATCAAATCTTGGATAATATTCCATTAAATGTGGCGATTGCAAATATCTAATTTCATATTCTTCTGCCATTTCCTATCCCTCATTCCATTTCGAATTCTCTTTCAATAGCCCTGCGTCCCTTAGATCATTGTTCAAACTACGTGTCCCGTTCTCGTACCACACGTTAGCAAGATACCTACCGAACACATCGCTCTTGTGGGTCTGCACATAGATGTCTTTATGTTCTACACATTCTCTAGTGAACGCTGTTGCCTCTTTAAACTTATCCTGTCCTCTTTCTGGCGTATCGACACCTAGCAAACGTACACGACGTTTAGCGTAGGTATCAAAGCCATAATCGAGTAATATATCTATCGTGTCCCCGTCCACAACATTGGTGCATGTTGCTTTGTAGGTGTATAGATTGTTGATGTCCAATTAGTTATCCTCCAATAACTCTGGGTTTTCGTAGATGTTGCCGATAATTTCTTTATTATCTCCAGAATGCAATCCAAAATAGTCAAAACCGCCATTATATTTTTCTTTTAAATGAAATGCTGCATCAAACCATTTAACTGCATAAGTTTTATCATACGCATTTTTAACAATATCTCCTTCGTATATTTCAGTAATGCCATCGTCACATATACTCCAAACACCTGTTGCTTGCATTAATTCAACTTCATCAAGTTTCCTTTCATAAACAAATACACCTCTTTCTAAAATAACGCTGTCAGAACTAAACCATATAGCTGCAACATTGCACATCTTTTTTTCTTTTTTATCCCATACTCTAAATTTAGGTATCATCTCAAACACTCCCTGTTCCTTTTTATGTCACACTCACTAACTTTCATCGTCACTCTACTTCCTGCTACCTTAACCACAAAGCCTTTGACACCTAACTCACGTAACTCATGCTGTATTTGTGTAGGTGTCTTGCCTTGTGTAGCATAGCGATAGCGTTGGTTAATTGTGTTGGATAATATCATGCGTTCAACTCCTCATATTCGTCTGCCCACACATACATTAGTCCATCATTTACACATCTACTGTTGCATCTTCTTGCTATATGTCGTCGGTCAATGAACAATACACTTTGTGCCTCTACTGTGCTAGCGAACTCCTCTACAATCTCGTAATTACTATCCACTAGGTAAAGTGGTTTAGACCGCCCTGTATTTCTTCGATATAATCTGTACTTAGCAATGGTGGAAGGGAATAGGTTATCTGCTACAAGATTGTTGTATCTACTATCTCTAGGGTAAGCATGGTAACCTGTCTTTAAACCACCGATAAATGTTTCATACACAATATCAGCTGCACGATATTTACTGTTCTTATAAATTACTGTGATTACACCTTTACAACCATTACCGAATTTATATTTACCATTCGGCGTTTTCATTCTTCCTAAGTTACTTACGTATAGATCATATTTATCGCTATACTTCCAAATCTCATCTTCTTCGACAACTTTTTCGTTAAACTCTTGTTTCTTCTTAAATCTAGGTAACGTATCTGAAAAGAAACATTTTAGTTTATCGTTATAGATGCCATGTTTACTTTGATACCATAGGGTGTTGTGTGGAATACCCGTAACATTGTGTAGATGAGATAAGTCTGTTTTAGTTACTGTATGTGTGAATGGCTCGTACATATACACCATAGTTAGTCCTCCATTACGTCAATAACTTCATATTCAACTCTCTCTGGACTAGAAAAATCAGTTTCATCAGTTGAAGAAATCACTTCTAAGTCAGGACTACTATTAAAGAAACTTCCAGGAGTTTCAAATCCATAACGTGTTGCTGTTTCCATTTCGTCTAAGATTCCATCGATATCTTCGTTAGTATCTACTTCATATTCTCTAATTACTTTTATTGTTTCTTCTACCGTAATATTATATTTAGTCATTCTATTCCGCCTCCCATGTATTAATCGCAAATTCAACACTTTGCTTAGCTTTCTTTAAATCTTGTAAACCATTCTTTCTAGGCGCTCTCATTAAGTATTTGAGTGCATTGCCTACGTGATAAAAGACTGACGCTGATTTGTACGTCTTACCTACTAATTCGATAATCACTCGTGCTGAGAACTTACCGAATTGATAATGTGGTGGTTCGTGTACCATGTCTTGTTTTTCCTGCATATCCAGCTTACGTGTGAAAGGCTTTTTCACTCTGATAAAATCATCGTTATCAGTTATCGTAAATGTACGTCCACCTTGATTTTCTACTTCTGCTTTCCAAATTGTTTTTAATCTCTTTTCTTCTGCATACACTTGATTAACGATTGCTGTTTGAAAAGCACTAAACTTCTTATTAGCACATTGGAATTGGACTACATCATTCTTATTAAGTTCTGCAACTCTTACATTTTCCATTCGCCTATCCCCTTACCTTGTTCAATCTCAATAGGAACCTTGCCTTTACCATAGACAAGTTCCCAACCTCTTAATTTTTGCTTGTAGTATCTTTTACGAACAGTCGAATCTCCGACATCAAAATACTTATACACGTCGCATAGTCGATATTTCTTACCGCCAATGTACACATCTGGAATATTTTTATATCTATCGTACATACGATCACTTCCAACCTTCTGAAATCACACCAACGCTTTTTACATTGGTAATATCTAACTGTCTATCAAATTCATTAGGACGTTCTTCTGCTAACGCCATTACACGTTCTTCTTCGTCTAGTGTTTCATCTTCTGCATCAATGTAGGCAGTACCTTCGATTACAAAATTAACTTTTAGTTTTGCCATTACTCATCACCTACCAATTCGCCATTTTTCCAGATGAGTTTAACCGTTCCGTCATCGTTTACTAGATGAATAGTTCTTATATCTAGTAAATGTTCAGGATTTCTATCAGTTAATTGTTTAACCGAGCAATTTTCATAAACGACCGCTATGTCTCTGCCACTTTTTCGATCAAAAGAAATTTCTAAACACTTAGGGAGTTTTGTATCTTCTGTAACTTCTTCTTCGATTTCTACTGTGAAAGTGTCTGAATGCAGGCTATAACTTATAAATTCATTTGTCTTTATTTCTGGGTCGAATGAATAGTGTTCTTCGTTGTAATCAAATGTATAACCGTCTAACTCTACTTCCGTTTCTTCCTGCTCTAATAAATGTTTTAAAAATTCTTTAGGTGTCATTTCTACTTTTCGTTTAATCTTTACCATTCTTCATCTTCTCCTTTACGATTTCTAATGCTTCTTCTGGACTATGTGCGATACCATGTATCACATTGTGTTTCTCAAAGAAATCTCTGAATTTCACTTGTTCATCGCTTACTCTACCTTTTGGCTTCTTAATCTCTACTGCAACAAATTTTCCATCAGTTAATCTCACACCGAATACATCAGGAAAGCCTTTCGGTAGCAGTTTGATTGTTCTGCCACCTACTCGAACTGTTCCAGCATTAGCACGCCAGACTTTGCAGCCATTTGCGTTAAGTGTTTCAATAATTTGTTTTTGAATTTCGCTTTCTCTCACGTTGTCACTCCTACATATCAAATATCGTTGCTTGTAACCCTAGTTCTTCTTCATATAGAAGCTCATATACACCTTTGAAATGTTTTAACTCACTATCAGTCATCTCTTTATATTCTTCGCTAAAATGAGCGCCTGTGAGAGTTTTAACGATATTCACATCAGGCTTACGTTTCTCTACTTTTATTTCTTCTGTTCCGTCTGGTCTATAAAGGTAATACTTTTCGATAATTGCCATCTTTATCTCTCCATTTCATCTCTTGCTCAATAACTTCACGTACATTTTCATATTCATCAAACATGACAATCTCATCTTTTTTGAGCAATCTATCAATGGCCCAACCCATTTCGAGAATAAGTTCTCGAATGAGTGGCTCATCTTTATATACTTCTCGATACATAACACCTAACGTTTGCTGCAACTCTGCAATAATCATTAGTAAAACCTCTGTGTTTTTTTAAAGAATTGGAGTTCAACGACACCTGTTTCTCCATCTTTATTTTTAGCTACATTCAACTCAATATCTGATTTACCTGTATCATCATCTGCAAGTTCTCTATTGTAATAATCATCTCTGTAAAGCATGAATATCATGTTTGCATCTTGCTCAATGCCCCCTGCTTCTCTTAGGTCGGACATCATAGGTCGTTTGTCCTGTCTACTTTCTACACCACGACTTAATTGAGATAATGCGATAATGAGGCAACCTGTTTCTTTAGCAATGATTTTTAAATCACGACTGATTTTCTCAACTTCTAACCGTCTATCTTTTTGTGGCAAATCTGATTTCATAAGTTGAAGATAGTCAATGCAAATCACATGAGGTTTGTCACTTTGTCGCATTGCTATTTCTCTCACATCTTGTGGTGTAATCTGTGCATGATCTTCAATTCTGAAATGACTGTGTTGTTTAATGCTATTGATTGCAGCCATTACTCTATCGACTTCATCATCACTTAGTCCGTCTGACTTTTTAATCTTATATAGTGGAACGTTAGAAATTGCCGAAGTTAATCGTTCAACAATGTTGTTACCTCCAGTTTCCAAACTAAAGAATGTTGTTGGATAACCTTCTTTTGCTAAGTTCCAAACAATATTAAGTGCAAGTGCTGTTTTACCTGTACTAGGACGTCCAGCAAGCACGTTTAATTGCCCTTCTTCAAAGCCATGTATCTTTTCATCTAGTCGTTTAAAACTCGTCGTTATGAACGTCTTAGGCGTATCTGAGAGTATGTTTTCCATAACACTTGTTAGGAATGTATCAGTAGGATTATCTTTTTCAATCGTCAACGTATCTAGTTCTTTTAATTGTTCGATAAGATACTTGAAGTTTTCTTTTGATGGTGAAGATTGAAAATTATTTGTTTCATTTCTAGCTTGATTTAGAATATACTCATTCAAAATGTTCATCTGGTCTTGCATAAAGTAAGTTTTGTCAGTACCATTTGAGTTAAATAATTTAGTTAAAACTTGTGTAGGAATGAACTCTACATCTTCTCTACTTTTGTAGTAAATTTCATTCACATCTACCTTGCCTTTATCTAACACATGCTGCACAAACTTTTGCGCGTTTATATCAGTAAACATTTCAGGTTTAAGTTTTAACTTGCTTAATAAGTTAGGATTTCGCATTAAGTTTGAAACAATAGAGTGTTCGGCGCTTAATACATCAAGTTTCGTCATCCATAACACCCCATTCTTGTTTCATCTGCTGCCATTTCTTTTTACGTTCTTCGTGACGTTTTTTAAATTCAGGATCATGTTGTAATTTATAGGCTTTCGTTTCTTCAACGGGAATAGTATCAACAATTTTTGTGCTTAGTTTGTAACCTAATATTTCAGATACAGTAGGTTTAAATTTCTTTTCTTTGATGTACTGTTTTGTTTTTAATAATGTTTGTTGATAGTCACCATTCTTTGTTAGAAAATCTAACCAAATCTTGTATTTTTCATCATTGAATTTCATATCGTAGACATTGCCGACTAATTCAATGATGTTAAATGCTTCTGCTTCGGTCATCGGCATAGTGTCTAACCTCCAAATAACTCTTTTTTCTTCTTAGCTAGGAAATCATCTTCTTGTTGTTTAGGCTTGACTTTTCTTTCTGCATCTTCTTTTGTCTTTACGTCTTCTCTAGCCCAGTTTTTCAAAACAGTAGTAAAGTAACCAACATGATTACCTTGTTCTTTTGTGTAATCAACAGCAACTTTTACTACTTCATCTGCATGTTCTCCTATTTCATCAATATCTTCTCCAATAAGTTCTAATTGAATAGGTGATAAGTTATTAGCTAAGTTATTTGTGATGTAATTAATTGATTTGGCGAAGATGTCGTTACTTCTATCTTCTTTCTTCTTATTCTTATATTCTTCTTCTTTTTCTTCTTCTTCTTCTGTATCGTTACGTAACGTTACGGTAACGTTACTTTCTAATTTATTTTGCTTTTGACGTTCTCTATAACGTTGCTGGCGAAGTCTATTTTTCTCATTATGCTTACTTTTACTGTCTAAACTTTGATGTTTCTCCCAATTCTTAACTTTATATGCACCTTTGACTTCTTCTACCATTCCTAATTCTTCAAAAGTTCTCATTGCTAATCTGATTGAATTAAGTGGCCGATTAAATTCATTGGCTAACATCTCATTGTTAAACGGTAGATTTTCAGATAACATGATGAAACCTTGTTCGTTATACTTACCAGCAAGAGTTAGCAACTTTACCCAAACAGTAATGATTGTGTCACGTTCAGGAAGTGCCTCAATGTACTTAATTTTGCTGTCATCAAACATTCCAACTTTAAGTTTTATCCACGATACTTCACTCATTTGTCTTTACTCCTTTCAACATTTTATTTAAACGATCGTCTACTTTGATCCAGCTATCCTGTAAGATATATTTCTCATCAAAAGACTTAACACCTATGTTGTGCTGTTCGGAATGATGTTCTCTGCATAAAGCTAGAACTTCATAATCGTAATGCTGCATCTTCTTACGGTTAGCACCACGACCTATTGCGTAGTGATGTGCAAGGTCTGCTCCACTTTTGCCACATATTACACAGTTACGATTGACTGTGGCCCAGTACAGCAATGACTTATCGCCTTTTAATAAATCACTTGTTTTGTAAGCAAGTATTATTCCGTTAGCGAATACCCAGTCGATGGTTACTTCGATAATCTGACTTGCTTGTGTACGTGTACAATTACTAAGTGAAATGCGTTCATCATACCCGTAATATGTTCTTACATATTCAATGAACATATGGCGCATATAGTCCATTGGCATACCTGTATGGACTTCTATATCTTTGACAAGTGCGAATATCTTCTTACGCTGCTTATTCGTTATTCTGAATGGATCAACTGGAATGACATCGACTTCTACATCAAAACCGTTATCTAATAGAAGTGACGTTTTGTTATCTAGTTCTACACCCTCAATGACAACGGTAGTTGTACCGTCATCTTGAGTAATGTAATTTTTAATAATTGGCATTTAATCACTGCCCTTAATGATTAAAGTTTCATTGTTTATATCTAAATCGCCTTTTACTCTAAGATAGTCGGCTAAACCTCTGCATGATTTACATGGTGTTTGATGACAAAAATTTCTTTTAGCACACTTTAATTGTGTAGGCGCATCTTGTTTTGCTAATCGTTCATTAATTTCCAAATACATATTAGTAGCTGGACAATCAGAACATCTGTTTTTTCTTAACTCTAGTGGCTCACCTTCGTTAGAAAGATGTTCAAAAAATTCCTTTTCTTTATAAGAAACTTCAACGTTAGTTAGTTGTGCCATTTAAATCACTCCTAGAACGGTAAATCGTCATCATCTATATTTGCGTTGTTATCATTTGCAAACGGGTTATTGCCTGCTGGTGCTTGTCCTCGTTGTTGTTGAGGTTGACTGTTTTGTTGGTTGCTACCTTTGTTGTCTAAGAATTCAATTCTGTTAGCAATCACTCGTACTACTGAACGATTGTGTCCTTCTTTATCTTGAAATCTATCTTGTTTCAAGTTGCCTTCAATTAAGATTTTGCTACCTTTACCGCAATAGTCAGTGAGTAGTTGAGCAGTTCTACCAAATGCTGCAATATCAAAGAATGAAGTGTCATCTTTTTTGAATGGGTTGTCTACTGCTAATGAGAAGTTAGTTACTTGTGTTTGTCCTGCTTGTTTTAGTTCTAAGTCTTTAGTGATACGTCCTGTTAAAATTGTTAAATTAGTCATTATTCAATTCCTCCAAGCCATTTATTAATTTGTTGTCTTGTAACGTTGATTTGTTGTTTGTTTAAATCATTTACGTTCATATTTTTTAATTTTTCTATCTGTTCTTGATATTTGCTTGCAGCATTACTTCTTTCAGCAATTTCGATAAAACTATCTGCTTCTTGTCTAAGCAACTCTTTCAATTGGTTACTTGATGTTGCATATCTTTCTTGTTTTTGTTTTGCATCGGCATCATCTTCATCAGTTGGAATATTGAAGAATTTCATTAAGAAGTATCTTTCTGCATAAGTTAATGCAGTACCATGTGCTTTTGATACATCGTCTTGTTGACCTACTGCATAGAAAGTGACTTCGAATTGTTCTTCTGGTTTGTCTGCATTGATCCATACATAAGTTAATTTCATTTCAACGATAAATTCTGATGTTGTAATCTCACGACCAGCCTTTTTATTAAATCTTGTCACATCAATTTGTTTGTAATTTTCTTCTGATGTTTTAGGTACAAGTAATAAATTGTTTTCAATCATCTTATTTCTAATTCTGTGCAATACTTGAGAGCCACTTACATATGAGTAGTTGTAACTTTTTGCATCTTTAGTAAAGCCATCAATATTAGCTTTAACATCTGCTATTTTTTGAAATAAGTTGAGTTCTTGTTGCTTCTCAGTCATCAAGTTCTACCTCCTCATATTTATCTTGTTCTATGTGCGTATGTTTGATAGCTTTGTGTACCGTCATATCTATCGAACTTTTATCTACTCCATTAAATTCTTTTGCATCTCTGAATTCAGTTGAGTATTTGATTGCTGGGAAGTTATGACTAGGCATGTTGGTTACATATAAGTCGTTATCTTTTCGTTTGAGTATATAAGTGACTGTTTCTTTCACGTTCATGCACCTCCGTACATTCGACTATTGACTGTGCGTTTTTATCGGCACGAGTGCTTGCTGATTGGTACATTCTTGACCAATATCGAACGTCTTTTCTTAGTTCTTCTTTTTGGTTTTCGAGTAACTCAATTTCTTGTCGTGCAAAGTCTAAATCTCTAGTTAAAATAAATAGATCAAGTGAGTTTTTCTTGAGGTTTTTCCATTCCTTAAAAGATATTGTTATATATTCTTGTTGCATGCTAGTCCTCCATTGTTATATGATTAACTTGTATAAATTTTGTTTAATGTTGGACTGTTTGCTATTGGCGTAGCAATCAGTCTTTTTTTAATTCAATAAACTCTTTCATGTCTTTAATTGCTTGTCTGTAACCTTGAAGATAAATCTTTTGTTCTCTATCTACTGTATGACGTGGTATTTCTATACCATCATATTTTCCGTCCACGTAATCTTTGAATTTAACTTCAACATTCTTAGTTATTCTTCTTTTTCCATGCAGTAACTTACAAATATATGCTTGAGAAAAACCTAGTAAATAACCAAATTTATTCATACTCAAACCATCTTTTTCCATTTTCTTACTAACTTGTTCAATTAATTCCATGTTTACTCCTCCGTTTCGTAATAAAAACTGTCAAAGAATACGTATGTCGCTAGTGCAATTAACAGCGCTGTTCCTAATGCTTTCATGAAGAACATTCCTGTAATGAACAATGCTGTGGCTAGCGTTAAGAACATTGCTCCAGCGATTGTTAATGATTTATCTTCGTTAGTCATCTCATCACCCCCCTTAAAATACGTTTACATTATGTGTGAACTTGAAATCTTCAATGAATTTCTGCTGACATTTACCGTCATAACCACATATGTGATAGGCAAGTCCACGATTATTTTCATCGTGTAAATAGTTATCAACTCTTTGTGGGTATTTTGTTAGTAAGTAGTCTGCTGCGAGTTCTAGTTCTATATCTGAACATGTATTGATCAAACGTAAATCTTTAGTTAGTAGCTTTTTGTTTTCCATGTTTTTCTTCCTCCTTAACTAATTCTGGCAATATACCGAATTCTTCAAATTTTTTGATGAATTTATCAAAGACTTCTTGTGTCATTTCATTTGTTGTCATCTTTAATCACTCCTTTCGTGTATAATCACCTCTAAGGAGGTGTGAATATGAATAAAATTAAACCTTATGAATTACAAGAGTTTTTCAACCAACGTAATGAACGTGCTAAAGAATTGATAAAAATATTTAGAGATGAAAATCCAGACAATAACCCTTTAGTAATTAGTGGCTATAAAACTCGTGCTGTTAGAGAAGCTAATGATGAAATGCTTATCCAACTTTTAGAAAAACTAGATTTATTGGAAAATAAATAATTCAGCATTCTTTGCATTTTCATCGTTCACTATTTTAGCTAGTTGCTTTCCATTTAATTCGATATTTGGTTTCCTAGCACTTCTAATCTCCTCCGCCAAGATGACGATTAGGAGTGCTATTTTTAATTTTTTCAACATCGTTTTCTCTCCTTTTTGTATAATTGATTTATTCCTTATTGAAAGGAGGTGCACTATCTATGGCTAAAGGTACACATTATAGTCCCAAAGAATTTGCTGCTGCTTATATTCAAACTCTCCCGCATGCCAAAGACATAGAGGAGTTTAATAGCAATGCTGATTATTGGGAATACTTAAAAAAACGCCGTAATCTTTATTTCAATGAGTACATTGACGCAATAGATTTTGCTGATAGTTTTGGTAAGTCTAGTGTAGAAATTGATAAAGAATAATCGATTTTTCTAGTATTCTTTTCAATTTTCATAACCTTCCATATCACAACTGCCATTGTGGTGAGGAGGGTTGTTTTGTATAAAATGTTCATTGTCATGCCTCCTTTTTGTATAATTTAGTTATCCCTTATTGAAGGGAGGTGTTGTCTATGGCTAAAAAGTCGAATGTTTCTATTGATTTTGATGTAAAACAATTTGATAAAGACCTTCAAAAAGCTTTGGATAAACAATTAGCTAAATTTGATAAGAGAATGAAATGTCCAGAATGCGGTAAAAAAGTGACATTCAAATTCAGAAATTATAAAGCTAAGTGTCCGAAGTGTGAGGTCGAAATCACTCTAAATCGAAAGTAAGTTTAAATTTCTCCAATTTATCAAAATCATCTTTTAAAGCTGCAATGTCTTTTTGAATTGTCTCCAGCAATTCATCTAGTTCATTGCGGTTTGTCATATTGAATTTTAATTCGAAACTATTTTTCTTTTTACGTTTAAACATTTTATTTCCTCCTATTAATTTGCTTGTTCGATTGTTTGGTATAATCACCTTTGGAGGTGATTTATATGACTTGGTATGAATTTGAAAAATATTTTAGTTCTTTCCAACCAGAGGTTGAAAAGCAATTTGGTAACGATAGTGAATACTTTCGTAATTTATTATCAGAATTAAAAAGAGATAATTCTGAAGGTTTCTCAGAAGAATTTTTATATTCACTAGCTATGAACGAATGTTCTAAGCTTTATTCCGAAACACTCATTTACAATGTTGCTCGGCAGATTTTAAAAGACGACGAGCAGAGTCAGTAGCACTTTCAGGTCCTTTCGGTATAATAAATGACTCTTTTGTTAATTCTGAATAATTCTTAGGTCGATTGAGCAATTGTTCTATAACTGTTACAGCAGCGTATAGAATGATTGCTTTTTTAATTGGTTTTAAATATTCCATTTGATTTCCTCCTTAAATTTCAACCGCTGATGGTCTAATGTCTTTGATAAATTGAATAGCTAAGTCTACATCTTTACGTTTGATGTGATTGTTAGGTGCGTTACCTTTCATACCTAGATGTTTCTTAGATTTAACTAGTAATTTTGATTTGACTTTTCCTAATTGATGTCTGTATTCTTCTTTAGCTTTCTTGTTTGCTAATGCTTGTTCATATACATCTCCGATTAAGAATTCGTCTATCGTTACTTGAATACCAGCTTTACCTAGAATTTGTTCAGCTTTAGACTTAATAGCAAACTTGATAGCGTCAATGTCTTGTGGCGTTACATATTCGCCTTCGAATTTTTCGTTCAATTCTTCTAATTTTTGATTACTTACTTTTCCTGTTGAGATTAAGTAATCGAGTTTGTCGCTTACTAACTGTTCGATAAGTTGGTTCATATCATCTAATGAAGTAATTCCATATGCACTTGCCAACTCATTATGTTGTCTTTCTACTTTGATGAAGTAACCTCTAATTTTTCTTCCGATTTCACTACGTTGTATCATTGAAATTTCTTTTGCCATGTCGAGTGTCATGATGTGATCGAGTTGCTCATAAGTACGTAGTCTTTTTTGACTTTGTACTTTTACACTCTGAATAATATAATCAATATTTTCTTCAAAGCCGTATGCAATCATCCGTTCCATCCATTTATCATATTGAGTTCCGATTTCTAATCCTTTGTGTAATTCGCGTCCACTTACTGCAACTGTTCCATCTTCATTTCGTTTCAAATTGAATAGTTGTTGAATTTCGTTCATAACATACTCCTTTTAGGTTGATATTTTATTTATTCCCGTTTTCGGGATGTCAGGGTTATAAAAAAAGTCGTTCATATCCAAATCAAGTATATAACAAAGTAAGCTAGCTTCTTTTAAGGTAAAGTCACTTTTGTTTCTGTTTATCTTTTGACTAAATCTATTAGTTGTCATGCCCATAGCCTCAGCAACTTCTTTATGTTTTATACCGTTTTTATCTAAATACAAACGAAGTTTAGTATGTTTTTGACCTTTCATACTTTCACCTCCTTATTTCCCGTTTTCGGGATTACACTTAGTATCTTACACTCCTATATATTCAAAGTCAATGAAAAAATTCCGTTTTCGGTAAATTTATTCAAAATATATGTTGCATTTTCGGGATACAAATATTATAATAATATTTGTAAAATATGAACTTAGGAGAAAAAAACATATGGAAAATTTCGAAAAGAATCTAAAAGCATTAAGAAAAAACAGAGATTTATCTTTACAAGAATTAGCAACCAGACTTAATAAAAATTATAATGTTAAATTTTCAAAAACTTCCATTGACCGTTGGGAAAGAGGAGAGTCAAGTCCTTCTATGGACCACGCGAGTGCATTAGCACATTTTTTTGATATTTCATTGGATGAATTAAGTGGACTTAAAGAAATGAAACAAAAAGAACCTACTACTCTTTCTGCTCACCTTGAAGGTGAGTTAAAGCAAGAAGATATAGATTACATAATGAGTTTAATAGATAGATTTAAAAAAGAGGACAAATAAAGGGATTGGTTTTAATGTCACGTTATGAACAATTACTCACTGAGAACGAACACATCAAAATTAGAGATACACACTCGCTACCAGACGGTTATAGTGGTTTCTATAATGACGGTATAATTCTTATAGATAAAAACCTACCTGAAACACGAAAAGCTCAAGTGTTATACGAAGAACTTGCACATCATAAACTTACATATGGGAACATTTTAGATCAGTCTAAATGGATTAACCGTAAATTTGAAAGCTACGCTAGACGTCATGGATACGAGGCCGCACTGCCCTTGCGTATTATTGTAGAGGCACATCACTACGGTATAAGTAACTTATACGAACTAGCAGAATATGTTCAATTAAGCGAAGAACACGTATTAGAAATATTGGAATATTATAAAACAAAACATGGTTTAACTACTCGATATGGTAAATATGTTATTCAGTTTGAGCCATTACGAGTGTTTGAATATAAAGATATATAGTAAAGGAGAAATACATATGAAGAAATTTTTAGCTTTAATTTTTAGTAGTACTTTAATCTTAGGTGCATGTGGTAGTGACGATACATCTAAAAACAATTCTGATACTAAATCAGAAGATAAAACTGAAGAGAAGTCTCAAGATAATAAAGATGATAAATCCAAAGAAAATAATAAATCTAAAGAAGAAAAGAAATCTCAAGACAGCGAAGATAACTCTACTGAAGAAGAAAATACACAAGAAGCTGCTACAAATGAACAAAATTCTTCTAACCAAGATGATAATTATGGTGATACAAATCAAAATGAACAATCTGATGAAGAAAATGAATATCCTTATACCGCACAACAATACAATGAATTAGTAGATGAATATAATTCTTTAACAGATGGCGAAACTATGGACCATGTTAACAGAGGCGTTACAGAAAAAGAATATTCTCAATTACAAGGAAGAATTAACACGTTATATGAAGAAGGCGCACAAGATAAATTTAAATCTGAGCCTAGCACTTCAGTAGACAACATCGAACACGATTCCACAGATGACCTTGCAACTGCTTCTGAATATAATGATATAGTTGATGAGTATAATACTATGAAAAATCGTCCAGGAAATAAATCAAGAGTAAACTCAAGTGTTCCTCAATCTCAATATAATACATTAGTTGATGAATACAATGAATTAGTTGACCAAGAATATGAAGAAGAAGGTTACTAATAATTTTAGGGTAGCTTGTCTACCCTTATTATTTTTTACTTTTTTGAGGTGATTTGATGAAAGTGGCAATCTACACAAGAGTGAGTTCCTATGAGCAAGCAACGGAAGGTTATTCTATCCATGAACAAGAAAGGAAATTGAAAGCCTTTTGTGAGGTGCAGAATTGGCACGATTTCAAAGTATTTACTGACGCTGGTGTAAGTGGTGGCTCAATGAATAGACCAGCATTAAAACGTATTATGGATAACCTAGAGTATTATGATCTAGTATTGGTTTATAAATTAGATAGATTAACACGTAACGTTAAAGACTTACTTGAAATGCTAGAAACGTTTGAGAAGTATAACGTAGCGTTCAAGAGTGCTACTGAAGTATTCGATACCACAACTGCCATTGGTAAGTTATTTATCACTATGGTAGGTGCTATGGCTGAGTGGGAACGTGCCACAATACGTGAACGTGCATTGTTCGGTAGTCGTGCAGCAGTAAGAGAAGGGAACTATATTAGAGAAGCTCCCTTTTGCTATGACAATGTAGATGGGAAACTTGTTCCTAATGAGCATAAGTGGGTAATTGATTATCTTGTTAAGCAATTCAAACATGGTGTATCGGGTAATGAGATTGCTAGACAGATGAATTTGAAAAAGGTCAATGTACCTAAGATTAAGAAATGGAATAGGACTTCTATTATTAGATTGATGAAAAACCCTGTCTTACGTGGCCATACTAAGTATGGAGATATGTATATTGAGAATACGCATGAGCCAGTGTTATCAGAAAGTGATTATAAGCGTATTATAGACGTTATAGAGAACAAAACACATAGAAGTAAGGTAAAACATCATGCTATATTTAGAGGCGTTCTAACGTGTCCTCAGTGCCATAATAAGCTACATCTATATGCTGGTAAGATAACGGATAAAAAAGGTTATTCTTACGAAGTAAGACGCTATAAATGTGATACGTGTTCAAAAGATAAAAATGTTCAAACTATCTCATTCAACGAAAGTGAAGTAGAAGATAAGTTTATTGAGTTACTCAAAACATATGACGTGAATAAGTTTAAAGTGGATATCGTAGAAGAAAGTACACCTAAACTAGATTACGACATAGATAAGATTATGAAACAACGTGAGAAACTCACACGATCATGGTCATTAGGTTACATTGAAGATGATGAGTATTTTAGTTTAATGGACGAAACTAAAGAGATACTTGATAAGGTTGAACGTGCTGGTACAGAAATGGAAAGTACACAAACAGTAACGAATGAACAATTAAATATGATTGATAACATTTTAATTAAAGGTTGGAGTAAGTTAAATGTAGAGCAAAAAGAGGAGTTAATCTTGAGTACAGTTAAAGAGATTGCGTTTGACTTTGTTCCAAGAAAGTATAATGAGAACGGTAAGGTCAATACTCTTAATATAAGGGAGATTACTTTTAAATTTTAA